CTTTGAAAATACAAATACCCATAACGTAATAAAAGAAGAAATATACACAAACATCCCGGTTATTTGTTGTAAAGAAAATGAAGAAACTCCAGTTTCACCCCCTAAAACAGCTAAAACTAATCCTCCTACAAGCAAAGAAAACCAAAATATACCTTTAAAAGAAAACAAACCATCAAAAGAAAGAAAATAATTATAAAACCAATTATATTTTACCTGCATTTTTTATCCTTTCTTTTTTATAGCCCTGTTCCGAATACTTGCTGATATCGCGGCATTCTTTTTGCTCGTTGCTGTTCCTACTACCCTTCCCGTAGATTTCTCGACTATTTTTTTACCCTGTGCTTTAACTGGCATTAATTATTCGCCGCCTTTCCACAAGAAGCGATTTCATCTGAGAAATCACCCTCCTTGTTAATAGTCTCTTCCGGCTGTATAATATCCCTCGGAAGTACCCAAATTCTTGTTAATTCACCATACTTGTTATCGACATGATAGAGAATTGTACCGATTATCGGAACCTTTGGCTTTTCAGAAAGCAGAATTAACTTATTATCAATCTGATCGGAATTCATATTATTAACCTGACTTGCAACCAGGATATAATAATCCGGCTCAAATTGCCGTTTCATAACAACTTTCTCAATATCTTCCTGGAGTGCCTTGGTTAATTCATTTCTTGCTTCGTGAAAATTCATTCTGCATCCTATCTTTTACGTTTAGGTCTTGGTTTTGGTTTATGTGGCATTTCATACCCCTCTTATCTATTCGTCACTAATTCTTTATTTACCATTTCATCAATCGTCTTGGCTATCTCAGCCTGCGCCAAAGCATCATCACGTTCAATACTCGCCTCTTCAGATACACCTAATATCTTGTTAAGATCGGCTTTGGAACTGTTCACCTCTGCTGATGTCGTATCTTTAAGTGCTTTCGCTTTCGTTGATTCGATTGCAGCCGTTTGAACCTCATTCTGTATATTAGCAGCTTGTTGTCCGGCCTGTGCCTGTCCTTCAACAATCTTTGCAAGCTCTTCCTTGTTCTCAAGATTTGATGATTGAATAATCGCTGCATCCGGGATGTTAATACCAGCACGTTTCATCCCTATTAACTGCATGTGATTCATCTGTTTTTGTGAATCCGTCAAAATTCCTTCTGTTACCGTTAAATCATATAACTGTAGATCCGGATCAAAGAATCTTGGAGTTGGTTGCCGGTCTGTAATCTTCTGAATCTGTTCTGCATCCCAATTCGCCCGGATAATATCCATTGTTTTGCGCCCTAATTGCTCTTTTGCAAATGCATAATTATCAAAGAGATCATTAAGCGTAGTAAGGGCCTGTCCTGTACGCATCTTCGCCAAAACTCCTGCAACTTCCACATCGTCCCTCTCTGCCATACCTAAAAGTTCTTGATTGGCACCGGAGATCTCTATTAAATCACTGTCCATTATCTGTTGAAACTGTAAACTGCCCGCGGGGATATCTCCGGGAGGAATCTTTGCTATTCTTTCAGATATATCACGGCCTGGTTGCTGCTTCAGGAAGATAACCCCACCCTGTCCGGTCTGATATAGTGATTCTTTGTTGACAACTGCCTTTTCTTCGGCAAAATAACCACTATTAAGCTGTGAATCTAATAAATCAACATTCTTACTACGTCTTTTGTTGATTTCGCGCTGTGGATCTATTATATCCCGGACAATTCCTCTTAATTTCCTCCAAAGCTCATTATATTCACTATCAAAATACCCAATTACCGGCACAAACCTGTAATCTTTCGTACCCAATGGATCAGGGCCATGATAAACCTGTTCACCGCCGATGAACATCGTAACTTCAACATTACTTTCCCGTCTATCTATGATCTCCAGGAATGGAAATTGTTCTTTAACCTCCTGCGCTTCCTTCCTGGTACCATCAAATCTGAACAATCGATTTGTATTAGTATCGAAAAGAACTACAATCTTCTTGGAGATTCTTACCCAATGTTCATCATAAACCAGTAAATCCTGATAAGGCCAGTTTTCATTGAAACTGGAAGTTATAAATCTGCCATCCTGCCCCTGGCTAAACGGTGCAAACGGAATAGTGCTCTTCATCTTATCAATCTGAGAAGAAAAGTCCGGAAACATATTCTTGGCAGCGGACCTTGATACCCACTCACGCCTTAAAATCTCCGGGCAATCCGATAAATCCCTTTTGGTAAATGAAGGATGCAGCAAAAAACGGTTATGCGGGATCCTGGTATATCTCATAATTCCATTAACAGGATCGGTACTGAAATCAAGCCACGGTTCCACAAGATTAAGCCCTGTCTTAAGCGCTCCCTGTTCAAAGGCATCTGACATTACACTGTAACCATTATTAAAGCCATTACCGCTACGCATAACATATTGTAAAACATCACTCCAGATAGACGCATCCGGTGAGTCCTGGGGATGATTTGGATCAACTTTAAAACTCAGTCTGTTCTTGCGTTGATATCCGCTTACAATCTTGACCACACGTTTTATCTTGTTAAAAACAAAGGCATTCCGGCGCTTATTACGCAGATACCCCTTTTCATTGGCAGTCCATTGATCACCAATAAAGAAAGCCATGTCATTATTGGCTTCTGTTATCCAGGGATTCCAGGCGCGTATATATTGGTCATACCGTTCTGTATATGTAGCCCATCTGTTATTAGTGCTTCTTAATAAATGTGTCATAATTAAACTACAATCTCTGAATAATGTTCTGCCTCAAGATCTTTAACTTCTTGTTCTGTCATGCCTCCCTCAGTCGCGATATCACCATGTATCTTAAGTGCTACGGCTCCTGTTTCAAGTGCATCTGCGCCATGCTTTGCCCAATTCCTAAGAGGCTGATTCGCAAAAACTTTATACTTTGCATTGTATACTTTCTGGAAATTCTGGAGAGCATTAATACCATCTCTACATTTTAGACGGTCAAATCTTATAAGCGGCAGTAATGCCCGTACTGTATCAATACCATCCTGTTTGATCTTTACTTTAGGTATCTTCGTGAGATTAAGTCCCAACCTGCGAGCCGTCTCAATTCTCTTAGCCGCCTGCTCAGCCCCCCACTCCCTAACTTCAATATCATGCGGAGCATAATGCGCAATATAATTGTAATCATTCTCAATCTCTTTCTTCCTGACTACATTAACGTAATGGTCAACACCAACATTACTGAATTCATAATAGTCAATCGCATTAATCCAATTTCCAACTTGCTGCAGGAACCATATGGCATTTGAATCATCTACACCAATATCCCAACAAGTAAATACTCCATGATCCTTTTGATGCGGCACATCCCCGATACGACCCTCTTCCTGGGCCTGCGCCATCAACTTAGCATAGTATGAACCTTCAAGGCCAAATTCAAAGTTGCACCAGAACTCCTGCTGAATCATTTCCTCGGACATTCCCTCCCGGCGTGCCTTGGCAATATGTTCATCAGGAACAACCCCTGTATCATCAACCGTCAGGATCTCTGCAAACCATTCCGGGTCAAGTAATGCTCTGTTCTTCATATCGTATAAGTGATTCTTTCCCCTGGGCGTACCATTAAAAGCCGCCCAACCACCATTCTCAAGTAAGATCGGTTGTATGTATTCCCACACACGTGGATCCTGTTGAGCGTATTCCGAAAAACAACAACCAATCGGATTAACACCCACAACGTCCAACCGATCAGTACCTAATATCTGAAATGTAGAACCACTCGCAAAAGTAATTCTCATATCATTTTCGTTTTTCTTAACAATTAATTCTTCGGGAAAATGACTAAGAAATTTAAAACCATCCTTATCCATTCCGTCCCACAATATCTTTCTACCAAGAGCCAACGTAGGGAAATAATAAAAGTAAGCACCCTTACGTAGTTCTATCTGAGTAGCCATTAAATTTATGAAGGTCTTATCTTTACCGCCTCTTCGATGAACAACCCACAAGAAACGCTTTATACCGCGTTCCATTGCTTTGAATATCGGAAGCTGATAATCCCTGGGTGTATATTCATAAGGAATCGTTACTTCTAAAGCGGAAGACATTATTCCTCCTTCGGTCCTTCAATCTCTGCTTCCTTAACAACTTCAACTTTCTTGTCAGGCAAACCACCATACTGTGTTAAGTTTATAATAATATTTCTTCCACCTTCAGAAATACCTTCTATTCCTGCATTACTAAAGTTTTCAGGATCACGTATAGCAGCCATCTTCATTCGGATATCTGACCTGTGTTTGTCCCTGGTAACATTCGCATTATTAGGCTTCTCTATCTCAATACCATCTTTGTTTATATCTGTGTATGTATCACCTGATTTATCATCAATGATTACAATCGCATCTTCAGCAAATTTATTCCCGCTCTGCTTAAATGCATCATTAAATGGTATTGCAAATTCCTTCTCGTATGAATTATGTAGTGGATTTTTCCAGTTATGAAGCGTCTTCCTGGATATACCTACCAATTGACAAGCTGGCTCAATAAGACATCCCCGGCTAACTAATTCTATTAACAAATTGCCAATCCTCTCCGTATACTTTGAATTCGGATGTTGGCCTATAAACGTTCCATTAGGAAGCTGTTCAAGTACCTCATCAGTCTCAGCGTCTATTGAAAACCTGTTGTTATGGTCAAAGTCTGTTTTCACCATTTCATTCATATTCCATCTCCATATAAATATTTTCTTCTTCTCATGCACATACGATAACCATATAAGCGCCCGTAATGAGAAACCTGTAAGTACTCAGGCATCATCAGATGCCCTACCAGGGAGACACCATCACATCTTTTTGTGATTAGAATACCATTAATGAAAAGTCCTTCCTCGTTACGGTAAGAAAGAATTCCGTCATGAGGGCCACCAACTAATTCAAAAAAGGGTATAGATATGGGATAAGATAAAGATGGAGAGGGCAAACGACTTACTGTGATTTTGCCTTGTGGTTTGTTGTTTTGTTCGTAATTGGAACCTTCATGTGTAAACATGAAATTACGATATAGCACATGTTTGACATTTTGTCAAGGGTATTTTGACATTATGTCAATAAAAAAGAGTGTTTTGACAAGTTGTCAATAAAAGAGGGGATTTTGTGACAAAGTTTCACGTGGAACTATTTGTAAAAAATATAACAAAAACCAACAAATTCACTTGACAAACTATCCCAACCCTGTTAAACATTGATTATCAATGTTTAACAGGGTTGGGATAATATACACTTGTTTAAAAATTGAGCGTGTAGGGTTACGACAAGAGGTTTCC